CCAAGATCCGTCACCATATCATGGACTGTCGATAGTCTTTTATTTTATGGTGTTGCATATTGGCGTGTAACAGAATTATATGCAGATGATTTAAGACCATCACGATTTGAGTGGATCGCTAACAATAGAGTTACATTTACTACAAATAAATTTGGTACAGAAGTAGATGAGTATTATGTAGATGGTGTATTAGCACCAATGACTGGTATAAATTCACTTATCACATTTCAAGGCTTAACACAAGGTGTATTAACTACCGCAGCACGTACAATACAAAGCGCATTAGATATTGAAAAAGCCGCAGCTGTATCTGCACAAACTCCAATGCCAAGTGGTTACATTAAAAACACAGGCGCAGATCTACCAGAGCAACAAGTATCAGGATTGTTAGCACAATGGAAGCAAAGCAGACAAAATAGATCTACAGCATATTTAACTTCTACCCTATCTTATGAAACCACAGGCTTTAGTCCTAAAGATATGATGTATAACGAAGCACAGCAATATCTTGCAACACAAATTGCTAGAGCTATGAATGTACCTGCATATTACATAAGCGCAGATATGAATAACAGCATGACTTACCAAAACATTATTGATGGTCGCAAAGAGTTTGTAGCATATTCACTACAGCCTTTTATCTGTGCTATTGAAGATCGTTTAAGCATGGATGATATTACTCCTAGAGGCCATGTAGTTAAGTTTGCTATAGAAGAATCATTCTTAAGAGCTGACACAATGAAGCGCCTAGAGGCATTAGAGAAAATGATAAATCTAGGCTTAATCGATGTGGAAGAAGCTAAAGAAATGGAACAAATGACACCTAACGGAAGAGAAGAAGATAATGAAACTTACATTCAGTAGCCACATAGAAGCTGCCGATACAGAGCGCAGAGTTATCGCTGGCAAAATCGTACCTTTCGAAGAGGTAGGCAATACTTCCGTTGGTAAGGTCGTATTCGCTAAAGGCTCAATAGATATAGGCGATCCTGGCAAGGTCAAGATGCTTATGCAACATTCACCAGAGCGCCCAATAGGTCGCATGCAAAAATTTAACGAAGAAAAAGACGGAATCTACGCATCATTTAAGATCAGCGCATCTATGCAAGGGCAAGATGCTTTAATCCTTGCTGGCGAGCAATTAATTGATGGTTTATCTGTCGGTGTAGATGTAAATAAGTCCGTACAGAAAAAAGAGTATTTATATGTAACCAGTGCAACACTAAGAGAGGTTAGCCTGGTAGAAAGCCCAGCGTTTACAGCTGCGCAAGTAACTAAAGTTGCTGCTAGTGAAAACGAAGCAGAGACACCAATCGAAACTAAAGAAAGCGAGGCTCCTGTGGAAGATTTAGCAACAGCGCCACAAGAAGCAAAGGCAGAGGCTGCTACTCCTACAGTAGAAGCTGCACGCCCTACAATTACAGCACCACTTATTACAACTTCAGTACGTTCACCAATTAACTCAATGGCGAAGTACACAGAGCACAAGATCAAAGCTGCACTAGGTAGCGATGAATCTAAACTCTATATTGCTGCAGCAGATGACTCATTTTCAACTAACCCAGCATTTAACCCAACTCAATATCTAACCGAGTTTGTAACTAACACACGTTTTGGCACACCAACAATTGATGCATGTTCTCAAGGCGTTCTGCCAGCATCAGGTATGACAATTCAAGTACCATCACTTGTAACTTCAGCAGGTGGCGGCACAGGTGTAGCACCAGTAGTAACTGTTGAGGCAGAGGCTGGCGCAGTACAAAATACAGGCATGGAAACTGCTTATCTTTCAGGTACAGTGCAAAAGTATTCAGGTATGAATACTCTATCTGTAGAGCTTCTCGAAAGAGGATTTGGAAATGGTAATTTTTTTGCAGAACTAACACAGCAATTACAAAATGCATATTTAACATCTATTGACACTGCCGCATTAACAGCATTACAAGCCGCAGGAACATCAGCATCAGCAGTATCAGCAGATAGCGATGGAATCGTTGCTTATACAGCACAAGCAGCAGCAGCTGTTTACAAGAACACTGGCTACTTTGCACAGAACTACATCGGCAACCCAGCACAATGGCAAGCTTTGATGGGCGCACTTGATAACACAGGTCGACCAATTTACAACGCAATTCAGCCAATGAACGCAGGTGGAGATGTACGACCTTCTTCAATTCGTGGAAATGTATTAGGACTTGATCTATACGTAGACAAGAACTTCTCACAGACTGCATTTGATGATAACTCAGCTGTAATCCTTGCACCAGAGGCATTTACAGTTTACCGCTCACCTCAGGCATTTATGTCTGTTAACGTGGTAAGCAATTTGCAAGTACAGGTAGCAATTTACGGATTTATGGCAACAATCGCCAAAATGCCTTACGGAATCATCAAGTTCGCAGCAACACCTTAATTAAATCAAATCAGTAATCTCTGGGGTTTAGTAGCCCTAGCCCCAGAGAGCTATTAGCAAAGGAGTAGAGATGCCAGCAACGTTTGTTACGACAGCCGAGTTAAGGGCAAATCTTGGTATTGGTTCACTCTACTCCGATGCGACAGTTGAAGAATGTTGTCAATCGGCAGAAGATTTAATCCAACAATACTTATGGCACAATGATGCCCCAGTAGTAGGCACAGCATTACAAGATAACGTGGCAACACTTATGCTGGCTAATCCAAACGCATTTGTAACAGGTCAACAAATAGTAGTAAGCGCTTGTGGTTCAACATTTAATGGCACTTACACAATCACTGGCACAATACCGCCAAGCACAGGCACTACTAATTTAATTCCAGTATTTATGTATCAATATGGCCAAGCCAATTACCCTAATGGTTATTCATTTGTGCAATATGCAAAAACAGCAGCTAATCAAAATTTTCATAAAGTAGTACCTTATGGCAACGCAAGAGGCCCAGAACACAAGACCCAATCTTATGCGAGCACCCCTGCAATACGAGAAGCTGCGATGATAATTGCAGTGGACATCTGGCAAGCAAGACAAGTGAGCCAGACTGGTGGGGTAGGCATGGATGGGATCAGTGCCAGCCCTTATCGAATGGGTTATCAGCTGATTAACCGAGTGCGTGGTCTCATCCAGCCGTATTCAAGTCCAGCATCACTGGTAGGTTAATATGCCAGCTGCGATTACCACACTACGTAGCACACTAGCCACAGATCTTACTAATGCTGGCGTGTGGTCAGTCTTTGCTTTCCCGCCAAGCACTCTTCTCGCCAATGCAGTAGCGATTACCCCTGGCGATCCTTACATAGTACCGAGCAATAACGATCATGTAACAGTATTGCCTTTAGCAAACTTTAGAATTTTAATCACTAAACCTGCGTTAGATAACCAGGGCAACTTGGCTGGTATGGAAGATTACATAGTAGCCGTAGTAACAAAGTTAGCAGCGTCAGCGCTGACACTTAATATATCAAGCATTTCAGCTCCAGCAATCGTAAACGCTCAAAGTGGCGATTTATTGGTGTCTGAAATAACAGTATCAATCCTAACGAGCTGGAGTTAATTATGAGCAAAGAAGAAGATTTAGCCTTCTTAATTAAGACAGGCCAAATAAAAGAAGAACCAAAAGGCAAAGCAGCAACCAACAAGAATGACGAGGAGTAACAATGGCAATATACTTAAATAACAACGTCGGCGTTAAGTTGGCTACCAACGCAGCGCCTACTACACCTTCAATCGATATTAGCGACTTGGTATCAAGCGCTGTTATCAATCAAATCGTAGATGAGCTAGAGATTACTGCGATGGGTGATACCGCTCACCGATTCGTAGCAGGTCTACAATCAGGCACATTTACAATCGACTTTATGAACGACTGGGCAAATACTGAGATTAGCCAGACTCTAAATGATGCATTTGGCAAGACTCTAGCTGTATCAGTAATTACAGTAAAAGGAACAGCTGTATCAGCTGCTAACCCTACCTACCAGTTCTCAATCCTAGTAAATAACCTAACTCCTATCGGATCAGCTGGAGTAGCCGAAATTGCTACATCTAGCATTACATTTACTGTAAACTCCGTAATCACAGTATCGCCTACAGTGGCGTTCTAATTAAGGAGTAACAATGGCAAAGCTAAAGATTACTAGGGCTACTGGTGAAGTCACAGAACATAAGATAACACCAGGTGTCGAATACGCTTTCGAATTGAAATATGGTGCAGGTATTAGCAAGATGCTGCGTGAGCATGAACAGCAAACCCACATTTATTGGTTAGCTTGGGAGTGCTTGCGCAGATCAGGTGCTCAAGTACCTTTATTTAACGTGGAATTTATAGACAGCCTAGAAACTGTCGAGGTATTAGACGAAGAAAAAAAATAACACAGCGGGATTCTATCCTTTACGGCATCGCACAGATGGCTATAGAAACTGGGATTCCGCCTAGCGAGTTTATTA